CCAATCAGCAAGTAAGCGAGTAATGCGATTTCGACGCTGTACGTCGTTAGAAGTGAGATTAGCATGTTTACCATCCAGTGCAAAGAGTTCCTTAAAATGCACTATATAATATCTTCCTTGTTTGTGCAATATATGGCAAGATTGATAAAGTTTCTTTTCTTTTCTTGATGCTACACCAATTCTCGTAAGGGTTTCTCTTACCTTTAAGAAATCATCAGGTTCATTAAGAAGTACCTCTACCATCTGGTCTTGCGACCACTTTACTTCAGGTTCTACCGTAGTAGTCATTTCGATCCTCCAGTGTCAAGTCGTTGTTTAATAAATTTAATTTGTTCAGGGGTTAATATTTTCAAAGCATTAGATGCTTTTTCGTTACTATAACCATAGTATTGTTTAATGATTTCAAGGTCTGTGACTTTATCCTTACGGAGCCAGGGACTAAATCTCTTCTTTTTCCTAAGTGTATTTAGATAAAATGAATATTGCATGTCTTTATCTAGGAATGAATACTTATTCATTTCATTGACATACAATATACAATCAAGATGTCCTGACAAACAACGATTAATAATATAAGGGGGATAATTCTTAATCGTTGAAGGATCTTCTTCAATAAGATTCTTCTTATTAAAGTTGATAGAGTTAAGCCAATCCTTTAATTCCATAATTAAAAAGTAAAAGTTCCTTTCTTGTTTGTTGCTCTTTCATATACTCACCAACCGACCTCATGGTGTATGTTAGATCAAACTCTGCTGCAGTCCAATCTTTAAATCGATCTTTAACAAGTTGATCTGAATTATAACTAACCAACTGATGTACTGAACTCTTACTACAATCTTCTGCAAACTTATCATGATCAAATTTTTTATGCATTGATCCCTTCTTTCCATAAAGGTTATCCTTTATATCATAGGGAGGATCTAAGTATATAAACAATCCATCATGAATATCTGTTCGGAAACAATACTCATAAGAATACCCATTAATATGCCAATTTGAAATTATCTCTGAATATCCTGGTAACTTTTCTATACCTCTCATAGAGAAATTAGAATCACTTGCTTGTGCTGAAAAAGAAGATGACTCTGTAAGACCAGAGAAACTACATTTATTTACAATATAAAAAGCAACTGCTCTTTCAAGATCAGTTTTAGTTTTGTCATTAATAACATCTTTCATCTCTGCAAATAAACATCGTGCAGAGTCCTGATTGCAATGAGCAATCTTAAGATTCTTTAATTCTTTAGTTAAATCATCGCCAAACATCTGGAGATTCATCCAGAAATTAATTAAAGGTTCATAAAGATCATTAACTGTAATCTTTAGATGTGGATACATCTTGCTCATGTATATCGCAACACTTCCACCACCTAAAAATGGTTCACGATATTCTACATACTCTCTCATATCTGGAAAGTATTGTGCCATCTTAGTGACAGCACGAGACTTACCACCAGGGTATCGTAAAGGAGTTTTCAATGATTTCATTTCGGTAACTTCCGATTAAAATTCCAATAATCAAATTTTTGCCAAGTATAATATACACCAATCAATGTTCTTTTAACAAACTCTTCAAGAAATATTAAAGAGATAAAAAAACAATCTTCTAAACTCATTTAATAAAATCTCTTGCCATTATAATCTCTACCTACCTCCACTTCAATAGTGTCAAAGATTCTATTCATTGAACGAGCAAACATTCTATATCCAGAACCCACATATAATTGACCAAATACTACTGATACGGTTGCCATACCCCAGAATAGATAATAAAATCTAGACTTAACTTGTGCTCTCACTTTTTCTTTACTAATCATCACAATATTTAATAGTGTTTATATTGTATAATACTTAAACAAAAGTTGCAAGTAATTTAACGAATTCTTTTCTTTTTATAAAGATCAGTCAATTGAGCTTCTAATACATATTCTAAACTATCTAAATTCTCACGCAAATAATCTTCCCAATAATTACCTTCAATCAAATCATGAAGATGTGCTATATGCTCTAATGCATATACTAACTTGGTTTGATCATTCATCCGAGGCATCTGCTATATCCTCTAAGTTATATAATGAAAAAGAATCTAATCCTTCTTGCTCAAAGAAATCATATGCTTCATTATTTACTTGACGATCTACAATAGCAACCACTCTATCAACCGTATATCCAGCGTCACGTAGTCTTGTTGCTGCCTTAATAGCAGAACCACCTGTAGTAATAACATCCTCTAAAACAACCACCTTAGACCCTTGTGGAAGTATTGGACCCTCAATCCATGCACCTGTACCATATCCCTTTGCTTGCTTACGAACTATTAATCCATCTACATCTGCCGTCCAAGGAAGATCATAGGATGCTAAAGAAACACCACTAACCAATGGATCAGCACCTAATGTAAGACCACCTACAGCAACCGTATCTTTAGGAATCTTTTCTAGCAACATAGTACTAACAATTTTTAAACCTATTGCACTTAAAGTTACAGGTTTACAGTTAATATAATGCTCACTAGTACGTCCAGAGGAAAGTTTAAATTCACCTTTCCTATATGCATATTTACGTAATAATTTTAAAAGTTCATCTCTCATATACTATTCCTCATGAGAATGTTTATCAAGTTTACCTGACATCTCATATGCATCTTTGTTTCCACCATGTCCATGTGCAATGCCCAGTTCATGCATTTTAGCATGTTCGTCAATAGGGTCTCTTAAATCTTGCTTACCAGACCCCAAAGTAAGATATAAACCATATCCTACTAAAAATGCAAGTAGTCCAATAATAACAGCAACAAGTTGTCCTTCAGGAGGTAGTCCTGCATAATTTCCATGCTCTACCCAGTAACTATTAGTAATAAAAATCATTTTTGTTTCCTCCAATTTTCTATAAGACGTTGAAGTTCTTTAATACGATCTTCAGCTGCTTTAATTTTTTCTTCTAAGTGTGTCATTTGAATTCACACTCCACCATTAATTCAGTGAGACATGCAAGCATATTTATCTCTTGATCTGCGACGAACGCAATCTGATACTGGTACTTAGCAATAATAAGAACAGAAGCAGGAATGGAGCGAGGTACAAGGGAAGTGTAGAGACTATCGTAAATACGACGCAAAAGTACAGCAGGATCATTGTCCAAGTTATTGACACACCATTTACGTACTTCTGGAAAGTCTTTCTCCTTGAGGTTTTTAATGAGATCATTTACTTTTACGTCAGAAAAATGTACAAGTATACCACTATCTATTTTACCACCAACAGAGTATCTCTGACACTCATTTAATATTCTTCTCCAGTCAGGAAAGTGCTTATTGATAAGTTCGACTAGAACTTTCTTATCAGTTTCAATCCGTTCACTGTCCAAGATATTGTTAAGTCGTTGGAAGAAAGAAGCAGCGATTGTGGGTTTATCCTTTTTTGTGATGTTAAAGTCGATGACTGCACATCTGGAATGTAAGGGATCAATTATTTTGTTTTTGTAATTGCAGGTAAAAATGAATCTGCAGTTGCTGGAGAACTCCTCAATACTCGCTCTAAGAAGGAGTTGTACGTCGGGAGTGGTATTATCTGCTTCGTCAATGATGATGACTTTATGCTTCGACTCGCTGCTAAGAGAGACGGTAGATGCGAAGTTCTTTGCGTTGTTCCTAACAGTGTCAAGAAACCTACCTTCATCCGATCCATTAATGACATAAACATCTACTCCTAATTGACTACATAATGCTTTTGCTACTGTAGTTTTCCCACAACCTGCAGGACCAGCAAGAAGCATATTTGGTATCTCACCTTTATTTAGAAATTCTAAGAAGGTTTTCTTAGTCTGTTCTGGTAAAA